CGCAGATTGCGCCGAGCCATCCACTTAACCCAAGACTTGCAACGCCAATACTTTGATTCGTTTCAGATTCAATTTCAGCCAGGCGTGGGACTAAACACAGGCCAAGGCGATAACCCGCAAGCCATGTTGCGCTGGTCTAATGATGGCGGTTCAACGTGGTCAAACGAGCATTGGGTAAGCATTGGCAAAATTGGTAATTATGTAAACCGTGCTTTATGGCGGCGGTTGGGTTGGGCACGGGATAGGATTTTTGAAGTTGTTGTTAGTGACCCCGTGAAAACTGTTATTGTTTCTGCTGAATTGAAAATGAACTCAGGGGATAACTGATGGCAACCGCAGTTCCAAACAGCAACATCAATATCCCTTATTCGGCGTTTCTTGACCCAACCACGGGCAGGCCAAGCGTTCCTTGGTTGCAATGGTTGATGAATCCCAACATCATCACGCTAAATGTGGCAAACACCAACATTACGGGCGGTTCAATTGCAAACGTCACGATTACCAACAGCATAATAAACAGTTCTACAATTGGCTTAACAACGCCTGCGGCGGGTAAGTTCACTGATTTCACGGCCTTAAACGGGGTCAAAGGGGGCACGTTTTGAACGATTTAGACTTGCCCAATTGTGTTTCACGGGAACAAGTGGAACGCCTCCAAGCACAAATGGCGGTCATGCCACAAGCCGAATTAGTAACAGAACACCAGTTTAGCGTTGGTATGTATATGCGGAAGCTGTACCGTCCTGCTGGCACTTTAATTGTGGGTAAAGTTCATAAAGAACCCCACTTTTTTTTGTGTGCAAAAGGGGAGATAATTGCGTGGACTGAAAACGGCATGAAGCGTTTACAGGCGGGTGACGTTATCGAATCCAAGCCTGGTACTAAGCGGGTAACTCTGGCTGTGACCGATGCAATAGGCATCACCATTCACAGAACTGATAAGACCGACCTTGATGAAATTGAGGCTGAATTGATCGAGCCAGATGTAACCGCACTTTTTGATGCTCGAAATGATCTCAAAAAGTTAACAGGAGAATGATATGAGTTGGGTTGCCGTAGCAATTGGTGGAAGCGCACTTTTAGGGTACATGGGTTCGCAGCGGCAAGCTGGTGCTGCCGAATCTGCCGCCGCTGGTCAAGTTCAAGCCGCTAGTGATGCCGCCCGTCAGCAGCGGGAAATGTTTGACATTCTGAACGCCCAACAAGCGCCTTATCGTCAAGCAGGTTACGGTGCATTAACCAACATCCAACAGATGCTGCCACAACTAACGGCAGTTCCTGAAGCATACAGACCCTTTACGGCGGCTGACCTAAAGACCAATCTTGCCCCTAACTATCAGTTCATGCTGGAACAAGGATTGGGGGCAACCCGTCAAGGCATGAATGTGGGCGGGGGTGGGTCTAATGTGCAAAGAGCCGCCACCAAGTTTGCTGAAGATTACGCAAGCAATGCTTACCAAAACGCATTGGCTAACTACATGAATCAGCAAGCCCAAGGTTTTAGCCAACAGCAAACAGGAATTGGCAACGTTTACAACCGCCTTGCATCTATAGCTGGAATTGGGCAAGCCGCACAAAACCAAGCGCAAGCATTAGGTCAATCCACAGCCGCCAACATTGGGCAGTTGGGCATAGGCGGGGCCACAGCCGCAGGCGCAGGTCAAATTGGTGCGGCTAACGCAATGGCAGGCGGTCTATCTAACATTGGAAATGCAGCAACCTTGGCATCTTTAATTAGACCTAGAACACAAGGTATGCAATTAGGTGCGATAAATCCTAGTTCAGGTGAATATTTTGGTTCATTGGAGTTTTAATCATGGCTGATTTCAACATCCAACCTATTGGCACACAAATACGTCCTGTGCAAGGCATGAGCCTTGGCGACATGATAAATGTTGTCCGTGGCGCACAGGCTTACCAACAAGCCGAACAAGTTAACCCTTTGGCTCTGCAGCAGCAACAACAAGCCGCTAGGACAGGACAAATTGCTTTGTCCGTTGAAGAACAAAAAGACAAAGAGCGCCGTAATATGCAAAGTGTGATGGCTGACCCTAGCCTTTACACAACCAATGGCAAGTACGACCCTGCAAAAGCCGCAAAAATTACAAGCGAAGTTGCGCCTTTAACAGGCTTGAACTACTTGAAAGACATGGCGGGTTCTTTTGGCGCACAGGAAACATTTAAAACGGGCGCTATCGGAACGCAATCCGCAGAACAAGATTTTGCAAACAAACAAGTTTTAGGCATTGCAAGCAGGTTAACGTCCCTAATAAACAATCCTTTGATTATTGCTTCAGAGCAAAGCCCCCAAGCGATTGCCCCTGAAAAACTTGCAAAGCAACTTAAGGATTACGGTGATGAACAAGCTAGAGCATTGGGCATACCCAAAGAACGTGCCGCAGAATTGATTGCGCCTTACATAGAACAGGCAACATCCAACCCTGCGGGCATACGGCAATTCTTAAAAGACAAGCTGCTTACGACCTTAGATCAAGGCTCACGTTTGTCTGCAATGCAGCCGACAGGTATAGGAATCAACACGGGCGCAGGCGGTGCTACCGTACAAACAGGGCAATTTGGGCCTTATTTGCCAGGTCAGATTTTGCCTGGTACTGCATTTGAAACACAAATACCGCCAACCCAACAAATTGTTACCCCAACTGGTCAAACACAATTGGTTGGCCCAATGTCGCAACGTGGCAATCAGCCTATGGTCACGGGTCTTGGCCCTGCACAAACAAGTTTGCTTGGTGCAGGTGGTGCTTCTATTTCTGAAGACTTCAAGACAACAGTTAAGGATGCCGCAGAAGCCCCAAGCCGTGTTGCTATCTTCCAAAACATCAAGAAGTTTGCCCCCGAATCCTTTACAGGCGTAGGTGGTCAGCGCAAAGAATTGGCAGCGGGTATCCTCAACGCTATTGGCATTCCTGCATTTGAACAAGAAAAAGTTAATACCGAAGAATTGGCTAAGAATTCTGCTTTGTTGGCACTTGCTGGTGGCAATACGGATGCGGCTAGGGCATTGGCTGAAGTTGCTACACCTAACAAGAAGCTGAACGAAAAAGCCATTATTGATATTGCTAATCAAATGATTGGCATTGAGAACATGAAAATTGCAAGGTCAAACTATTTGACCCCTGCACAGAATGATGCCAATCAGTTTGCTCAACGCAAATTGCAGTTTGATCAGATTGCTGACCCCCGCATTTTCCAAGACATGACACCTGCCGAAGTTGCAAAAGCTGCAAAATCTATGTCAGACAAAGAAAAGGCAGATATGCTTGCCAAAATTAGATTGGCAAGGCAACTTGGAGTGATACGGTAATGGCAACCGCTGACCTTTGGGAGCAAGCCCTTACAGGCAAATCTGCAGGAACGCAAGTTCCAAAGAACGTGCAGGCCGAGCGTGACACAGAGGCTTTGAAAATTATTCAAAGCGAGCTTAGAAACGCCCAAGACGCACTTAACAAAACAACAGACCCACAGCAAAAAGCCCGTTTGCAAGGCGATGTCAATGCTTTGTTAAGAGAGATTTCAACTAAGTCTAAAAACGCACCAGCGGCTGCACCTGCCCCTGCCGCACCTGCCGCACCTGCATCCAGCACGGCAGATATGTGGGAAAAGGCTTTGACAGGCGAGACTGTTGCTGAAGCGCCTAAAGAAACCGCTGCAACCACAGAAAAACCTGTAGTCAGAACTTTGGTGGGCAAGTTCCTGCAAAAGGGTTTAGAAGCTAAACAAGCCATACCAGGCTTTATGGCATCAGCCGCAGACATAGTTGCAGGCGCACCATCCGCTATTGCTGGAACCGCTGGCTACATAGCAGGTCGAGTTTTTGGCTTAAGCCCTGAAGAAGCTACAGCCGCATCACAAAAAGTTGCCGCACCTATTGCCGCACCTGTCGGCAAACTTACAGGATTGGGTGAAACCAAAGCCTACAAAGAAGCCTTACCATCACAGGTTATGGACTACATCGGCAAAAACATAGGTGAAAAAGCCGAATCAATTGCCGCCAAATTTGGTGTGCCTGTGCAAGACGTACAAGCCGCTATTGAGGTGGGATTAACTGCTGCAGGTGCTGCCGTTCCAAAAGTTGCAAAGGCTTACAAAAGTGCTGCGGCTGAGTTGGGTGTAGTTAAGCAGGGTCAACCAGTACCGCAAACCCCCGCACAACAGGCGGGAATGGTCAGCATGGGTGCTGCCGCTGTGCCTAATGAAGTGACTATCAAGCAGGCTTTGTCTGTTGCTACGCCTGAACTACAAAAAGCATTGTCTTCAATCCCTGTGGACAAAGTTAATTTGCCCACTTTGCAACGCCACATTGAGGCAGACTCTTTGCCTTTCCCTGTGCGTTTAACTGAAGGGCAGGCTACAGGTGACATTGTTAAATTGTCCAATGAGCAAAACCGCAGAGGCAAAGACCCTGAATTGGCTCAACGATTCAATGAGCAAAACGGTCAGCTAGTTGAAAACATTGGGGAAATACGCCAAAGGGCCGCACCTGATGTTTATGGAACTAAGACCATAGAAAACAGCCAAGGCATTATTGATGCTTACAAAGCATTGGATGAAACCAAAAACACAGACATACGTTCTGCTTACAAAGCCTTGGAAGACGCTAACGGTGGTCAATTCCCTGTGGATGGAGCGACCATAGCTAAAAACGCTGAAGTTGCATTAAGCAAGAAACTCAAGACAGAATTCTTGCCCCCATCTATTGCCAAGCAGCTTGAACGGTTTAAAACCGAACCAATGACGTTTGAGCAATTTGAAGCTATGCGTACCAACTTGGCATCAGAAATCCGCAAAGCAGAACGTAGTGGTGATGGCAACGCAGCACAAGCATCAAGCATTGTGCGTCAGGCATTGGAAGATTTGCCACTACAAGGCAGCGCATCAGCCCTAAAGCCATTGGCTGATAAAGCTAGGAATTTGGCTAAAGCACGATTTGACCTGTTGAAAAAAGACCCTGCTTATAAAGCTGCAGTAGATGACACGGTTCCTGCTGACAAATACTTAGAAAAGTTTGTGGTGAACGGCGTTAACAAAAACGTGCAAACGATGGTTAACAACTTGGGTCGTAACTCTGAAGCCAATCAGCACATGGCTGCAGGAACCATCAATTGGCTTACTGACAAGGCAGGCATTGTTGATGGACAAGGCAACTTTAGCCAAGCGGGATACAACAAAGCCTTAAAGCGTTTGGATGACGTTAAAAACGTACAAGAGATTTTTAATCCTGAAACCGCTTCACAACTTAAGACACTAGGCAACGTGGCCCGTTACACCCAAGCACAACCCCGTGGTGCGTTTGTAAACAATTCCAACACCTTAGTCGGCGCTTTGGCTCAAAAGGCAGGAAACTTAGCAAAAACAGGAATTGAAGGCGGTCTTAACGTAGCCGCACCTGGCTTGCAATTAGGAACGTCTGTAATGGAAATGAGGGCAAGACGTGCAGCAGAAGCCGAAACACGGAAAGCATTAGAGCTTGGTGCAGGCACAAAACAGACAGGCAAAAACAAACTTAGCGATATGTAATGGACAACCAGCAAATTTTTAACATTGTGGTGAGCTTTGCAGGCTTTTTGGCTGGTTGGGTGCTCAACAACATCACCAAAAGTCTGTCACGTTTGGAAGATAGACTAGAGGAATTCCCGCAGCGTTACGTGGCAAAGGACGACTACCGTAGGGACGTTGATGAGCTAAAAGAAATCTGTAAGCAGATTTTTGACAAGTTGGACAAAAAGGCTGACAAATGAACTGGTCAGACGCACTCAAAGCAGTTATTCCTGTAATTGTTGCGTCCCTTGCTTGGCTATTGGGGCAAGTAGCTGATTTTTCTACTCGATTAACTAAGATTGAGGGGGCTATGCCAGCCTTGATTACAAAAGAAGGCGTTCCCACAGACAGCCCTATTTCTGCCGAACGCCGAGCTATTATGAAAGAGCAATTGATGCAACACATTAACGAGCTACAAGTTAAAGTCAGACTGCTTGAAGAACGTGAAAAAATGGGAAAAAAATGATTACTTTACTGTCCACCATTGTGTCCTTTTTAATGGGCGGCTTGCCCAAGCTGCTGGACTTCTTTCAGGATCGCGCCGACAAGAAGCATGAGCTTGCCTTGGCACAAATGCAGATTCAACGTGAGCTAGAAATGCGTAAAGCTGGCTTTGAAGCGCAAGAACGCATTGAACACATCAAGTCTGAACAACTAGAAATTGAAACAAAATCGTCAGAAAAAACGGCTTTAATTGGCGCACAGCAAGCGGAGATGCAAGCTATCTACGCCCATGACACAAGCCTGAACGAAGGGACTAGCCAATGGATGCACAATTTAAGAGCGTCAGTAAGGCCCGTTATCACCTACGGCTTTTTCTTTCTCCTAGTGGCAATCGACCTGACCCTAGCATGGCATGGTATTTCTACTGGCGTTACTTTTGAAAAGATGGCAGAACAACTTTGGGATAACGAAACCCAAACCTTGTTTGCTTCAATAATTGCATTTCATTTTGGTGGCAGAGCGTTTGGCAAATGAACGTCAGCGCAAAAGCCCTGAAGGTCATTAAGCACCATGAGGGCTTAAGGTTTAATCCATACCGCTGCCCTGCAAAGCTGTGGACTATAGGTGTGGGCCATGTGCTGTACCCCGAGCAAGGCAAGCTAAAGATAGAAGACCGTGATGCCTACCCCCTGCGTCCTGAAGACAACCGCAAGTTTTCTGTAGAAGAAGTGGATGCCATACTTGCGGCAGACTTACAGCGGTTTGAGCGTGGCGTAGAAAAGTTTGTACCTGTACCCCTAACCCAAGGGCAGTTTGATGCCCTGGTGTCGTTTTCGTTCAATGTAGGGCTAGGCACACTCCAACGATCTACGCTACGTCAAAAAGCCCTGCGTGGCGATATGGCAGGCTCAGCAGATGAGCTACTCAAATATTGCATGGCGGGTGGCAAGATTCTTAAAGGTCTTCAAAACAGGCGCATAGATGAACGTGCCATGTTTCTTAGTCTTTAAGAATGTAGATTGCAATCAAGACGGAAACCACAAGGGCTAACCCGCCAAGCAATAAAAGTAAAAAGATTTCTAGCATGGTATTGCCAAGCGCCATTCACGTTCTCGATTGCCTGTACTTGATTTGACGGTTTTGCCTGTAAGCATAACCAACCCATCTTTTTGCAGTTCAGGTAAGCGCCTAGAAATTTGTACGCCATCAAGCCCTGTTAATTTGGAAATACCGTCTTTGCCTAGCGGCCCGTGCTTTGCTAGGCACTCCAAAATCGTATTGACGTGCTTGTTGGCAAATTTAGGCGCAGCGTCAGCCGCCATGAATGATGTGATGGGGTCTGAAGACCTGGCTCTAATGTGTTCAAAACTCATCATCAAACCCCAAATCTTTTGGTTTAGGGTCATTTAGGTAAGCCCAACCGTCCCACCCGCCATCTTTAAGCGGGATAACGTCTAGCTTCAGCATATCGCCATTCTTTGTCTCAATGATGCTGCCGATTCGTTGGTAGCGGTTCTTGGATGCGCCTTGGGAATTGGTGTACTGACCTACGATGCACGATATTTCTTTTTTGAGCTTAGACATTTGGGTTTCCTAGTGAGTTGAGTAAATTAACCTTGGATTCGACTTCTGCAAGAAAAGTCTGAATTTCTTCTTCTATGTGAGCAATGTAGTCTTCATCCCTTTCAATGCGTGTGACAAATAACTGAAGATGTTTAGGCATACGGGGGTCAAACACCACATAGTCGCAGAACACCCGATCTGTGCAGGCAAGCTGGAACTGGATTTGCGTAAAGTATTTCTGAGGGCATTTCTTGGTCAGCAGGGTTTCAATCATGGTTGCCGTGTTGGGGCATTTGATTTCTACCAAGCCATTGACCCCCACAAACCCGTCAGGACTAGCCCCTGCCATTGGAATGTTGGGGTGAGGCACAAACCCCACTTCTTCCACAATAACGTCTTTGGCTAACTCATAAGCCGCTTTAGCAAACGGCTCTTGTTCTGTACCCCATTGCATAGCCGCATTGGAATAAGACTCTGTGGGCTTTTGGGTCATGCGCTCCACCACCAGTTGGGCCATGTAGTTTTCCCTGCTGGTGCTGTAACCTGTCTTGGTCTTGGCAATTACGTCTGCCACCCGACTAGCGGTAACTTTGCCCAAACGTGCGGTAAACCATTCGTCTGTACGTTGTTCTGCGGTAGCCATTAACCCAGGCCATGTGGACGGAAGTTCTATCATGTTGTCTCCTTTGCTTTTTTGATACGTGCGGCTTTAGCTGCCATCACCCGTGATTGCCAAGTTTGATCACCATTGCAGGCTTCATAAGCGGCGGCATAGGCGGTCTGCAGTTCTTCTTTGTTGGTGGTGGCGTCTATTGCTGCCAAGTGGTCAGCCATTAGGTTTGCGTTTACCTTTGGTTCCTGCTTGCGACTAGCGGCGTTGCCATCATCGTCTTCAGGGGCTATCCCACAAGCAGCCATTAGGCTGTAGCGCCTAGCATAGGTAAGTGCCGAACCGTAGCCTTGAGGGTCTTGTTTGGCAGCAGGTACGTGCAGCTTGCCGCTGGACAGGCTTTCGCCTGACTCATGCAAGAACAAAGTCTCAACAATTACCCCGTCTGTACATTCGCTGGTTTGCTGCATCAAGAACACCCCATTTGCATTCAATGCATCTACCACGGCCTCCACACACGCACTCAAATCGGCATATTTGCTTCTGAAGTGCGGATTGGTATTGCTTTTGAGGGCTGGCCCAAACTGATTTTGGGCTTTGACTAACGATGTTGCTATCTTGTTCATAAAGTTCCTGCAGTTGTTTGGTTTCGTAAAATTGTTGTTGGGACATATCAATAGACGTATTTAGGGCCACAAGTGACCTCAATGACCGTTTCCACGGAATAGCCACCGATACGGCGTTTGGCATACAAAGGGATGGCACGTAAGCCTGATGTTTCGCATTGCTTTACAGCGTCTATAACCTCATTACGTCCCATTGGTTGTACACGGGCATCTACAATTAGCTCTTGGTCAGGCGGTTTGGGCGGCTGAAAGTTAGAGCAACCTGTAGTGATTACGGCTAACCAACAAAGTAGGGGATAGGTAATCACTCGCATCAATCCTCCAAGATTTCTATAACGTCTTGGATTTCCTGCTTCATGCTGTCAAGAAGGTAAACGTATTCACGCACTTTGCTTTCTAGCATTCCGACCTGAAACGCCAGGCGGTCAACAGCGGGTTGCCCCGCATACATCCTGTCGGCGGTAGCTGCGATGTTGGAAATGATCTGATTGGCAGTCATTACGGCCTCCACAACCAAAGGTCTAGGGCAACGATGACAAGTGCCACCAGCGTGAGGCAAGTGATGATTCGGTCAACTTTTTTCTTGCGCTGATTGGGATATGGGCCTTGAATTTCAAACATGATGTTTCCTAGAAGTTAAGAAAGATTCCAGTACTCGCCGACAGGCAAGTTATTGAAACGGGCATAAAGTTCCGCATACAACTGATGTATAAGGCCTGCTTTTATGAACTCGCCATTTCGCTCATATCGAGCCATTGCCATTCTCAATTCCCTCATTTCATCCATTGCGTTTTCCATGGTGTACTCCTTATGCTTTAAAGATTTGGCAATGGCAACCACGTTTTGCCATCAGGGAAATAAAGCCAAGGGCTTTGGTGATGGAAGTGAATTCCATGCGTGACCAACCATCAGCGGTGTGGGTTGGATTCCATTCGACAACGTAACTTTGTTTCATCCTACTAACTCCTAAAAGACCGCTACGATATGTTGCGGATTGGTTGTGATTGTATAGCATCCTAGACTTTGTGTGTAGGTGTTTACCCTAAATTGTTGTTTTTTTTTGATGTGTAGTAAAATTTACAAATGACAAAAGAACAAGCCATCACCCTTGCAGGGTCGCAATCAGCTTTAGCCCGTCTATTAGGCGTGTCTAGAGGGGCTGTGTGGCAATGGAAAGCCCTGCCGCAGGGTAGGCTGTATCAGTTAATGGTGCTGAAACCTGAATGGTTTTAGAATGAGTTGAAACACGGCTAGGTGGGGGGTAGCTACCCCGCCGAAAAGCGAGCCTCCCGCCTGCCGTTCGTTTCTTTGTTTTAGGAGGACAGCGAAGGAATTAATGAATTACTACAACTTTCACATTGGTGACTACATCAGTCACACTATCCATTTGTCGGTAGAGGAAGACTTGGCATACAGGCGATTGCTTGATATGTATTACGACACCGAGCTACCAATACCCAACAATATCCCACTGGTTTCTAGAAAGCTACGCATCAACGCAGAAGTTGTGGAAACGGTGCTGCATGAGTTCTTTGAATTGACTGAAGAAGGATTCAAAAACTTCAGAGCAGACAACGAAATTGCGGAATATCAGAGGTTTATTGAAAAACAGAAAGCTAATGGACGCAAGGGCGG